TGCTCAAGATTTTGAAAGAGAATTTCACAAATATCATAGTTCAAACAAAAGATATGAATGGTATGAAGAAGAGTTTTTAGAGTCAATAATTTATCAAATTTATAACGGAATAGTATATCCTGATATAGATAGTGAATTTAGACTTAAAAAATGTATAAATTGTTGTACTACAAAATCTGTTAGAGAATTTAATAACGATAAAACAACTGTAGATGGATTTTCATATTATTGTAGAAATTGTAGAAAATTACTTAGAAAAAAGTATCAACCTGTAATACAAACTCATAATAAAAAATGGTGGAATGAATTTAAAAACAAAGAACCTAATCTTTATAATTAGGGAAAATAATTAAAGGGTCTAAAAAAAATAGCCGTAGTAACCAATTAAGGTCGCTACGGCTATTTTTGTTTTTATTCATCTCTTTCTAACATTTTTACATTAATAGCTGGATATGATTTATATCCTTCTAATTTAAAATCTTCAAATTTTAACAAATTTATAAATTTATCAATATTTAAACCTCCTTTAGTTTCCCACGCAGGATAAATATCAAACATATGTTCTTTTAAATATTCTAAATTTAATTCACATTTATCATATTTATCAACATTTCTACTTAATTGTTCTTTAACAGCATTTAAACTATTGTCGTACAAATGAACTTTTTTTAAAGGTGATTCTATAGCTAATGCTTTATAACCAGTTATCTTCTCTAAAATCAACGCTAATGTAGCGTATGAAGCTATATTGTAAGGAATTCCTAAAAATGAATCTGAGCTGCGCTGTGTCCAATGAAGTTCAAATCCATATTGTGGATAAGTTTTATGTGCATATTTATACCATCCTTGATTCCAAAAATCTTCAGAACTAGAATTTCCATCTGAATATTTATGATATTCTTTGTTAAAATGTTTTTCACATTCTTCTGACATTTCTTCAAAATCATATTTTAAAGGTCTTACAACTATTTGAAACCCATAATGACATGCTGGTAAAGCCATTTTAAACTTTTCTCCAGGGTTCCAAGCTGTAACAATATGTTCAGTACTTAAAGGTTTATCTTTTAATCCCTGAATTAAATCTTTAATTTGATCTACACCATTAAAATCACGCCATTGTTTTCCATAAACAGGACCTAAATTACCTAATTTAAACCTAAGAAGTGATTGTAATTTATCTTCTTTAATTAATTTAATGTATTTTTCAAATGATACAAATTTTGAAGGTACATGTTTTTTAAAATAATTATAAGCATCTTTATTCCAAATATTACAACCATTATCTACAAGATATTTAATATTTGTATCACCACGTAAAAACCATATTAACTCTGTTACAACATTTTTGTAATGAAGTTTTTTTGTGGTTATTGCAGGAAATCCATCTTTAAATTCATGTCTAAATGTATAACTTGGTATTTCAAGTCTATTAACTCCTTTTCTATTAGGATCTTCATATGTATAACCATCAGTCATTATTTTTTGTAACAACTGATGATATGTTTTATCTATTTTACTCATCTTCTTCCTCCTCTTCGTCACTATTAAAATTTTCGTAATACTTGTCTTTACACTTTTTAGAGCATACTGAATTAGTAAAAAATTCAGAATTATAATAAGTTATAGTTATGCTTGATTCACCAGGTTTAATTGTTTTACTGCAACAACTACACCATTTAGCAGTTCTACCAGATTTTACTTCTTTATAATCATAAATATATTTACTCATCTTTACTTTCTATTTTATCAATTATAGAAGCCATTTTTAATATTAAATAAATAACATTATCTCCAAACTTCTCATCTAATGTAGAAATTTTAGGTAAAATACCTTTTTCTAAATCATTAGTTATATCTGCAATAGATATTTCATGTTTTAATAAAAATCCATCTAATACTTTTTCACGTATTAATCCACTACGTTGTGAACCAATATCAAAATTATGAAATGGATTGTTATTACGGCGATACTCACGTCCTTTTATTAAAAGTGTTTCTCTAATACTATTTAAAAATACATCTACTACTTCATCAAATCTTTGTTCTGTCATATTTTAATTAATTCGTTTAATAATTTAGGTTTATAATCGATAACTTCAGCAGAAACATTAATATAACGTTTATCTGGTAAAGTATTTTCATGTACATGACCGTGAATATTAACATTAAATCGGTATTCAAGTTCTTGAGGATGTATTGGAATATGACTAAAAATAATATTTCCAAAAGTTTTATTTTTAACATATAAACAAGCACAAACTTTATTTACAAATTGTAATAATTTATGAACATGTTGAGGTTGATCATGATTTCCAAGAATAACTTTTTTAATACCATTTAATCTATTTAATATTTCATAATTAGACTTTTCCATTGTTACATCACCAAGAATCCACACTGTATCACGTTTATTAACAACTTTATTCCATTCTGACACAATGTGTTCATCCATTTCATTTTCATCCTTAAAACCACGCTTAATAGTCATATTTCTATGCCTAAAATGTGTGTCGGAAATATATCTAATTACTCCCATTATATTTCATCTTTATATTTATCTTCTTCATAATATATATATTTTGTTTTATTTTTACAATTACCAGAAATCATACTTCTTAAATAAGAATATTTAATTTGTAAAATTTCCGATAATTCTTTAATTGAATTTATAATTTCATCAGTTTCAACATTAATAACTTTTTTTGAATTAGGATTTAAATCATATTTTTTATCATACATATGATTTAAATTTCCTTTTTGTTTTTCAGAAATATTTAATTTTGCATTTTCTGTGTGTTTTTTACCAAACCATTGATGCTTTTCACCAAATTTACCAAACATATGATTATCTACACCACAATATTTACCTTTTCTTGATTTAGACAATTTTAATTTAGTTTCTTCACTTAATTTACCTGATTTATCATCTGTAGAAGTTAATCTACAATTTAAATGTTGTTTATTAGATGAATTATATAGATCTTGATAATATCTTTCTTTAATATTTAATTCTGACTCTTCACATTCTTCAATAACTTCAAATATATGATTTTCAAATTTATAAAATTTTAAAGAATTATATAATTTTGTTTGATATTTACAATTATATTTTTTATAATTATTATATCTTTTTAACCAGTTTGTTGTTTGACCAATGTATATTTTTCCATTAGGATTTGTAATCTTGTAAATTCCCATCATAATACATAAATTTTAAATTTATGCAATATACAAAAAATTTATGATAAATCCTAATTTTTTTAACTATATTTTACCAATATATTTTTTATTTTTAATATAAGTTTTAAATTTTTTTAATTTAAAGTTGATTCTTAACTTTATTTTTTTTTCATTAAATAATTTTTTTAAAACTTCTATTCTTATAATAGAATCACCTATTTCCTCTATTATTTTTTGTTTATCTACTTTATTTTCTTTATTTACATATTGTAACAAAATAGTAGATAACTCATTGAGTTCTTCTGCAGTTTTTAAAAGATTATATTTATAATCATTATTATCTACAAGGTATTTTATTAATTCTTTATCTGTCATTATATTGCTACTTGTAAAATTGCTTTTTGAATTCCAAAACTATGGACTCCAGTTTTACTATATTTCATACATGGTTTATAATCTAATTTAATAAAATTTCTATTTAACATATTATTATAAAATACTTTGTAATAATTATAAAATGAATCAGAAGCAATAAAAGGTTTCTTAGTTTCAATAATATTATCAATATTTTCTTCTGTAATAATTTCATTAACATCAAAAAAACATCTAATAAATAAAGTATAAACACTAATTAAAGCTGTACTTTTGGTCCAATAAATTGGAGCTTTAATAATTAAAGTATCTTCATCTAATTCAATTTTAGATTTATATTTTAAATTTAATTTAGATTCTATTATATTTAATAAAGATTCTAAATTTTTATAATTTTCAATTAATAACTTTTTATGTTGATCAAATTGATTATATTTACCACGTCTTTGAGTATGTAAAGTATTAACTCCTAAATAAAATAATCTTTTATTGTCAAAACAATTTAAAACTTTATGTTCATAACCACAAGCATTACCTATTTCTTCTTTAGCTAATTCACAATATATAAAATCATTTAAATAATCTCGACATGCTGTAAAAGGTAAATAAGTTTCAAATTTACTACCTTTTTTATTTAATATAGTAAATCCAGTACCAAAATTTCTACCTTCATTTAATTTACTTCTATTCTGTAACTCTTTTATTTTTTTCATTTTTTTTTATAATCAAAGTATATAATCTACCTGTATCTCCATCTCCATGTTGATGATTTTCATATTCTTCATAATATTTAAAACCTAATTTTTCAATTGTTTTACAAAATAAACTTTTATAAAACATACTACCTACTTGACATAATATAACTCCAACACCTTTATCTAAATTATCTAAAATATAATCTAGTAATTTAGGAATATTTTCATTATTTGCATTATGTCCCCAATAATATAATTGTTGAACACTACATCCACCAGCATTATCAGATATTTTAATTACACAATCATTTAATGTATATTTGTTATGACTATGCCAACATTTATAACCTCTATCTTCATAACGTCGTTCATTATTTTGAATTTGAGTTACTTGTACAACATCTTTTAAATTTTTTACAATAATTTCAGAATTAAATTTCATTTCTTTAGGAATTTCAATTTTAGAAAATTCTTTTTGATCTTGAATTTGTTCTAATATTCCTTTACCGTGTATAGCTTTTTCATTGGTTTCTTTTACATTAAAACCTGCATGTGTCCACCAATTAGGATATTTTTCTTCAAGTTTTGTATATGGTGTTTTTACTTCAAAAAGTTTATTTTCAACTTTTTTTTTAACTTTTACATTAACTTTAGGTTTAAAATAAGATTGATCTACAGATTTGGTATTTGCATTTTTAAAATTAACTCTGTTCATTTATTTTTTTAATTTAAGGATAATCACCATAATTATCGTCGTTAAACATCATTGAAATTAATGCTATAAAAAACATTATTCCAAAAATCATTAATATTGTTTCAATTATTTCCATTTTTATATATAATTATAAATTATTCTATCAGGATTTATAGATTTTAAAGATTTTTCTAACCAATTCATTTGAAATTGTTCTGTACTACAGAATATATGAACTACAGATTCTTTACCTTCTTCAAATAATAGGCTTCTACCACATCTTTGTTCTAATGTTTCAGAATTAGAATTAATATCTGTAATTAATATAGTATCTAGACCTTCATATGTCACTCCTGTTCCACCTTTTTTAATAAGACATAAACTATTACTACGATACTCTTGAAAATCATTTAAAACGTCGTTATTTTTACTTTTTGAATTAAACATTGGTATATTATAATTCATACCAACTTTTTCATCTCCTGTAAATAATATAAATCGTTTATCAATATTATCTTCAATCCATTTTTTAACATTTTTAACTAATGATTGACAACTATTTATCATTTTCATTCTAAATAATGCAGACATCATTTTTTCCATACCAAAAGAATTATTTACTTTTTTAGATATTCTTTGACATTCTTTATAGTCTGTAGAATACCATTTTTTTGAATTTACTCCAAATTGTACAGATTTAGTATTATCTAATTTAAATAAATGAACTTCAACTTTAAAATCATTAACGATTCTATCATTAATTGCATCATCTGTACTATAATTTACAATTTGTTGCAAACCTGTTGATAATTTTAAATTTAACAATGTTTCTTTACTATAAGTACCAGATGCTAATATAATTTTGTCATTATTTTTAACAATTTTAGATATAATTGGTAATATATTATTTGGTGGAATAGAATGTGCTTCATCTATTACAACGAAATTATATTTATTATTTTGAACTTTATGTAAAGATTTAAATGTTGAATATTCAATATTAGGATAATAATCTAATTTTTCACATTCTGAAATCCATGAATTTTTTATATCAACATTTGGATAACTTACTAATATATTAATATTTAAATCATTATCAGATATTTCTCTAATTGCAGTAAGTAATTGGCGAGTTTTTCCACTTCTAACACTAGCTAATACAATTCCTCTAAATAAAGCATTTTTAATTTTATCAATTATTATTCTTTGAATTTCATTTTTGGTCATATATTTTATTAAAATAAAGAGAGCTAAATAAGTACTCTAAATAGAGTATTCAGTCATTACCAAATATTAACCTAACATCTCTTGGTTTGGACAAAAGATAGGCTTATTTATTAATCTACATATTCACCTATTAGATTACTCTCCATTATTAATTATTTATTTTTTTTAAGATTCACAAGCAACACATTCATTAATATTTCTACTAAATGACTGAGCTGCACTTTGGCTAAATTGATAATATAAAGTTTTAATTCCTTCTTCCCAAGCATAAATATATAATTGATTTATATCTTTAGCTGATACAGAAGGGTGTATCATTAAATTTAATGATTGACTTTGATCTATAAATTTTTGTCTTTGAGCAGCTTGTAATACTAATTCTTTAGGACTAATTTCAATAAAAGATTTAAATACTTCTTTTGTTGGAAAATCTAAATGTTGACATGATCCGTCATTATCCAAAATAGATTTCCAAATATCTAAATTATTTAAATCATATTTTTCTAATTCTTTTTCTAAAAATGGATTTTTATATACAGATTTAGATTTAGCTAAATCTTTAATAAAATAATTAGATTTAATTGGTTCTATACCCATAGATACTTGACCTAATATGAAAGAGCTAGATTTTGTTGGTGCAATTGCAACTAATGTTGTATTCGCAAAATTTTCTCTAATTGATTTATAACCTAATGAATCATGACACCACTTTGAAGCAGAGTCAGATTTTTCTTTTAATGTTTTAAATATCTCATGATTTATTTGTTTAGCTTTTAAATCTTCAAATGCAATTAATTTAGATTGTAAATATGAATGATAACCTAATACACCTAAACCAATAGCTCTATGTTCTTTTGCAAATCTCCAAGCTCTTTTCATTCCTGGAAGATTTTCAGCTTTCTTAATAAAATCTTCAATTACAGCATTTAAAAATATAGTATAAATTTCAATAGCATCTGTATTTTTAATTTCATCCCAATGAAGTAAATTAATTGAACCTAAACAGCACACAAATGAATTATATGTGTCTTGAGGTAATTGTATTTCACTACATAAATTTGAAGCTTTTATATCTAAACCTAATTTTTTATATGGACTATTATTATTAGAATTATCTTTAAACATAATATATGGGAATCCAAATTCACTTCGTCTTTGAATTATTTTAGCCCAAATTTTACGTTTATCTGAATCCCCTTCTTTCATAGAATTCATCCAATTATCTGTAACAGTAATTCCATATTGAAGATTTTGAATAGGATTACCTTCTGTACCAATATCTAAAAAATCTAAAATATCTTTATGTTCTACAGGTAAATAAACAGCACAAGCGCCACGTCTCGCTTCAGATTGTTTACAAGTATCTATAATTGTATCATAAATTTTAGCATAATGAATTGGTCCGTCAGCAGTACCACCTACAGATATAGAAGTTCCTCTTGGTCTAATATTACCTAAATATATTGAAGTACCACCTCCATATTTAGACATCATTCCAATTTCTCTACCTGCATTTAAAATACTATCCATTGTATCATCTACATCTGAACCATAGCAACTTATAGGTAAAGCTTTTTCTTTACCAAAGTTACACCATACTGGAGTAGATAAAGAATAATAACCTTTGGACATATAGCTTTCAAATTTTTCAGCAAAATCTTTTATTCCTAATATTTTTTCAGCATGATTAGAAATATCTTTTATTCTTTGTTCTGGAGTTTCACCTTTTAAATAACCTCTTGAAAGAAATTTTCTACTTTCGTCATTTAACCAATAATATTTATTATATTCTGTCATTAATTTTGTTTAATGAAAGATTTATTAATATTTTTTTTATAATTTATTTTATGTTTTACTTATTTTTGATTTAATAAATCTTTCTAAGTTATTTAAAATAAATCATTTTCTGTTATAGACTGTGATTTTTTATTATAATCAATAGATTTTTTATAAAAGAAATCACCTTCTTTTGTAGATTTAATTTCTACATCAAACCATAATGTTGGTTCTAATAATTCTATATTTATATCAAATATAGAATTCATTCCTATTTTATTTAATGAATTATTAAATCTATTTTTAATAAATTCTTTAATTACATTTTTAGGTAGAAATTCTAATTCTCCTTGTTCAAATATCCAATCTAAAATACCACATTCAGCTTTATATGCTTTATCACATGCTGAATAAATTAAATTTTCAAATTCTTTATCAAACCATTCAGGAAATTCATGTTTTATAATATTAATTATTTCAACACCAAAATTACCATGAATATCTTCCTCTTTACTTGTTGCTTCAACTACATTACTAATTCCTTTAAATAAATTTTTTTCTTTATTAAAAGACATCATAATTAAAAATTGACTAAATAAAGAAACATGTTCAATAAATAAAGAAAATAATAATACACTTTTAGTGTACATTTTATTATCTTTACTTCTAGTCCCATCTAAATATTTGTTTAAGTAATTAATTCTTCCTTGTATTGCTGGAACCTCAACAACATGTTCAAATTCATTTTGTAATCCTAATATTGTTAATAATTTAGCATAAGCATCTTTATGTCTAACTTCTGATTCCGCAAACGTCATTCCAACATCACCTATTTCTGAAATAGGCATTCTTTTATACATGTCTGCCCAAAAAGTTTTTACATTAACTTCAATTTGAGCAATAGATAACATACTTTTTTTAATAATATCTCTTTCAACATTATTAATGTTTGTTTTAAAATCACTAATATCTGAAGTAAAATTAAATTCAGTATCTATCCAATAACTATGTCTAATCGCATCTTTATACGATAATAATTGAGGATATTCATAAGGCAATATGTTTATTCTTTTATCAAATATGCTCATTAATTTACAATTATATTTTGTTTAAATTCTTCTATTTTAAACGTTTCATTTTCGAGATCTACATAATCCCCTAATTCTTGATTATCATCAAGTTTAACTCCTAAGTCTTTTTCGAGTTTTTCTTTTAATTTTTTATCTTTATATAGTATATTTTTTACTTTTAATAGAAAGTTAACACCTAATGAATTACCTGAATACACTTGTCCCCAAAACTTTAATATTAACTGTTTTGCGTCATTTCCAAATAGTGAATAATTACTATTTGTCAAATGATAATATTCAGTTAAATATTCTTCTGGAAATTTGAAAACATACACTACTTTATTATCTAAATCAATATGTTTTACAAACAATGGATTATTTATAAGTTTGTGTTCGTATGCGGTAAATTCAGGGTTCTTAAAATTGAATTCATGTAATATGAATATGCAATTTTGAAATTCATTTTTATCATCAAACATATATGTATTAAGTAAATA